ATGCGTTCATTCATTTTCATGTAGGCAATCCTACCATTTTGTAATGTAGGAATCCTTGACCTTTGAGTGTAAGATATCCTACCATTTGTTTGTCTGCTTCCCTTACATATGAGGAAAAAATGAAAAAAGTTGACGTGATTACTTACTTTGGCTCCGTCGGTAATGTGGCAAAAGCGCTGGGTATATCTCATGCCTCTGTATCCGGTTGGGGGGAAGTCATTCCAAAAGGGCGAGCATTTGAAATCCAAGCTCTAACAGAAATGAAGCTGAAAGTTAACCCGGAGTTGTATTTAAAGGCTAATCAAACAGCAGCTTAACCGTTACTACTAATTGTAAGCAAAAAGGGTAGGTATGAACTTGAAAGAAGTCGTGAAAGGTATGTGCAAATCATATCCGGGTGGCCGCGAAGCAATGGCTGGCGCCTTGGGTATGACCGTGACGCAGTTCAACAACAACCTCTACGAGAAAAACGGCTGTCGATTTTTTGAAGTATCGGAGCTGGAAGCGATGGAAGACATTTCCAACACGTCGCTGCTGGCAGACTACTTCGCCCGCCGTCGTGGCGCCCTGCTGGTGGATGTGCCGCACCTGGAAGAACTCGATCGCGTGGACCTGTTTAGTCGTGCAATGCGTACCTCTGCTGCCAGGGGACAGGTTGATCAGATTATCGAACAGGCGCTTGAAGATGGCGTTATTGAAAGGCATGAGGCCGAAGAAATCATGGTGCATCACCGCCGCCATCTGGCAGCTCGGGAAGAAGAGATTGCCGCAATTATCACGTTATTTTCACGCAAAAAGAAGTGACGCCAGCGAGTTGCAGCTCCTGGCGTCGTGGCGTGTCGTTATCAGTGGAGATTACTAACGCATGAACAGTCTACCAACACAGTACCGCAGGTCGCAACTTGTGGCGCGGCCGGTCCCTGGAGGAGAGGGGCCGGTGCAGTTCGTGTATGGGGTAAGAGTACCCGGTGGGATAGAACCTGTCTGCTACCAGTTTGCTCAATGGGCGGTAGATGACTTTAGAAGTCAGGCGGAAAGCGTATGCGAGAACTTAACCGATGGTTCAGAGATCACTACGGCGTCCCGGTCAGGGTCATACGCTGGGAGCCCCAAACACAGCGCGTTATATACCTGCGCGAAGGGTATAAGCACGAATGTTTCAGCCCACTTGAACAGTTCAAACGAAAATTCAGGGAAATAGAGGGGTCTTATGAGCCTGTTAATGCCATCAAGGCCGATAGTCATTAATCCCGACCTTGCGTACAGCATTGGCCTGAATGAAGCCATTGCGCTGCAGCAGGTTAACTACTGGCTGCAGGAAACTAACTCAGGGCTGGAGCGTGACGGCGTACGCTGGATCTACAACACAACAGAGCAATGGCTGGAACAATTCCCGTTCTGGTCTGAGTCCACTCTGAAGCGCACCTTCACCCGGCTGAAGAGCCTGGGCGTGCTTAAAGTTGAGCAGCTTAACAAGTCGCAGCGTGACATGACGAACTACTACACGATCAACTACGAGAGCGAGCTTTTAGATGAGGTCAAAGTGACCAAATCGAAGAAGTCAAAATGCGCCGTTCCATCAGGTCAGAATGACACGATGGAAGAGGTCAATGTGAAACGCTCCATCAGGTCAAAACGAACCGCTGTCATCAGGTCAAATTGGCACGATGATCTTACAGAGAATACAACAGAGAGTACTACAGAGATTACAGGTAAAGACTCTTGTCCGGTTGCGCCGCAACCAGACCAAACCGATCCGGCTGCACTCGTTCTGGATCATTTTAATCAAGTAACTAATTCGACCTATGGCAAGGGGGGACGAACCAAAACGACGCTGGGTTATATCCGGGGACGGCTGGCCGAAGATTACAGTCCTGAAGACCTGATGCTGGTGGTTGACTACCTGAACGAGAAATGGGCTCAGGATCCGAAGATGAGCGACTACCTGCGGCCCAAAACGCTGTTTGCTCCCGAGAACTGCGTCGAATATTTCGACAAGGCCAAAAAATGGGAAGCAGCCGGGCGCCCAGCCTGGACTGGCGGAAAGTGGGTTAAACAAGACACGGCGTTCAAGTCCAGTTATTCCGACGTGGATTATTCAGTGCCAGCGGGGTTCCGTTCATGAGCAAGCCATTTCTGAAATGGGCTGGTGGAAAGTATACCCAGCTGGCTGACCTGTTCGTGCATATCCCGGCAGGGAAACGCCTGATAGAGCCATTCGTTGGTGGTGGGGCGGTGTTCCTGAACAGCGATAAGCACGCAGATTACCTGCTGGCGGACGTTAACCCTGACCTGATTAATCTGTATCAGATGTTAGCGGTGGTGCCGGATGAAGTGGAATTAAAGGCCCGCTGGATGTTTGAGCACATGCGGTCATCAGATGGCTATGAGCTGATCCGTTCAGAGTTCAACGCTCAGACGCTGGATGCTACTGAACGCGCAGCTGCATTCCTGTATCTCAACCGGCATTGCTTCAATGGCTTGATGCGCTACAACCAGGCGAATAAGTTCAATGTGGGCTGGGGAGGCTACAAGGCCCCGTATTACCCGATGGATGAGATGAAAGCCTTCGCGGCTATGGCGCATAACTGCGTCTTCATGACTGCTGACTATCGCCGAACTATCAGCCTGGCCGGGAAAGGGGATGTGGTTTACTGCGATCCGCCTTACGAACCGATGCCGGGAACAACCGGATTCACCGCCTACGCCGCTGGTGGTTTTAGCTGGGAGAACCAGGTAGACCTGGCGAAGCAATGCGTATCAGCCTTTCACCGTGGGGCTCGGATAGTGATATCTAACTCATCTGCACCCAAGGTTCTCGACCTGTACCGTGAGCATGGTTTTAACCTGCAATTCATCAACGCGCGCCGTTCGATCTCCTGCAAAAGCAGTACGCGGGAAGTCGCAAAAGACGTTGTAGCGATCCTTTAAGGGGGCTAAATGAAACTGACTTTACCATTTCCACCGAGCGTAAATAGTTACTGGCGCGCCCCGAGCAAGGGACCGCTGAAAGGCAGGCATCTGGTTAGCGAGACTGGGCGCAAGTTCCAGCAGGCAGCGAGAGCGGCGATTATTGAGCAACTGCGGGCCGTTCCCCGGCCATCCTCTGATCTGGCTGAGGTTCACATTGTATTGTATCCGCCGGATCAGCGCCGTCGGGATATCGATAACTACAACAAAGCGCTGTTCGATGCCCTGACTCTAACAGGCGTCTGGGAAGACGACAGTCAGGTTAAGCGCATGCTGGTGGAGTGGGGGAACATCGTGAAGAAAGGGAAAGTAGAAATCACCATCCGACGTTTTCGTGCAGCTGCCTGACGTGGAGATGATATGAGAGCACTACTAACCCCTGAGATTGCCCCACGCATGGGCGTTGTTCTTCTTCGCCCAGGTGCTGATCTCATGCCGATGTTCAGGAGAGGGCGGGTACTGATTGAGCCTGCACCGGAAAAATACAGCGACTACGCAACCGGCGCTATCCCTCCCGCCAGGCAGCCACTGGCAGAAGACCCGGTTTTGAAGCCAGTCTTCGAAAACAAAGACGTCATTCTGCGCGCGGGTGGTATCAGCTCGCTGGAGGCCGAGCTGGAGCGTCGTTTTGAATGCCAGTATCCCCACGGCTCGTGGCACAGCGAAAATTTTACGCTGTTCCGGCATGAGCCTGGCAGCATCCGCCTTTGCTGGGCCTGCGATAACCTGGTGCGTGATCAGTACACAGAGACACTGGCAGGCATTGCGCGTGAGAACCTGGTATCCTGGCTGATAACGGTCATCCGCTCACAGCTGGGGTTCAACGAAGATCATCAACTGACGATACCGGAATTGTGCTGGTGGCTGGTTATAAACAATCTGGCACACGTCATTCCTGAATCACTGGCCCGGAAAGCCCTGCGATTGCCGGAAATAAAGCATCAACCGGTGATGAAGGAGAGCGATATTGTGCCGGAGCCAGCGGCGAGCGAAGTGGTGCAGAAAAAGATTCTCGGTCTTCGCGTAGATCCTGAAACGCCGGAATCATTCATGCTGCGACCAAAGCGCCGCCGCTGGGTAAACGAGAGCTGGACGCGCTGGGTTAAGTCTCAGACGTGTGTCTGCTGTAACAAACAAGCAGATGATCCCCATCACCTGATAGGCCACGGACAAGGTGGAATGGGAACAAAAGCGCATGACCTGTTTGTGCTGCCGCTTTGCAGAGCGCATCACGACGAGTTGCACGCTGACACCGTGGCATTTGAGGAGAAGCACGGCTCACAGCTGGAGCTGCTGTTTCGATTTCTGGATCGTTCGCTGGCAATTGGCGTTCTGGCTTAATTCAGTGGAGATGAGTTAATGCGTGATATATATGAGATTTTAGACCGCTGGGGTGCATGGGCTTCAGCTGATAGTAGTGGTGTTGATTGGCAACCCATTGCCGCAGGGTTTAAAGGTTTGCTACCTCATGGAAAGAAAACACGCCAGCGATGCGCTGATGATGAAGGAATCATGATTGACGGCTGTGTAGCGCGATTGCGGAAATATAAGCCAGAAGAGTATGAGTTGATAATTGCTCATTTTGTTATCGGTATATCATTACGTAGTATAGCTAAGAAACGAAAATGCTCTGATGGGACCATCAGAAAAGAATTACAGACAGCAATGGGGTTTATCGACGGCGTACTACATATGCTGTGACATATAAAACTAAAATCTGTTCGGAAAGAAGTAAACTAATGGTTTAGTTTACTTCTTATTAAGTTCTCTTTTTTCCTTAAATAGCTCTTTTATTTTAAGTGGGATGAATGTTGACTGGATAAATGAGAAGCATGTTAGAAATGCAATTGAATGGCCAATTATAGATTTTAAGCTCGTTAATATTGCTGAGTTATTGGTTTTATCTTTTGTTATCAAATAGAATATAAAAATCAAAGCCAATGTGAGTATGTAAAGTAAAAAAAGAGCGTAGTATTTGTTAAAGCGCATCAAGAATCTTCTTTCTTGATTTGCCGCGTCCAGTGCGCTCATGTTACTAAGCAACGTTGAGTTCTCACCTGACATAGTTATTACTAAAAGCAAAAAACCAGATAGTATTGAGAATACATTGGCTACAAGATTTAATGCATCAGTGTTATTAGTTAGGCTTCCAGTTAAAAAAATCGAGAAACTTAACGAGGCTATGATGTTTAGCGCTGATACGATCAGCCCTGTTGTGTTAATATTTTTTAGCATCTTAGCCTCCTTTGTATTCTATCATTATAGCTCTTTTGCTACAAAATCCTCTAGGATTTCTTTAGCATATTTCGCATTTATAGACTTAGAACCATATGGTACTGTAAAGTAAACCTTAGTTACTTTCAAATCGTCACTATAAAACTTGTCGCCTTTTTTTGTTTCAATATAAAAATCTCTGTCCAAATCATTAACCCATATAGCAGGATTATTCTCAATAGACTGAGCTAATTCTGCATTACCTTTAGCATCTATTGTTAAGTGACCAGAGATACCCTTGGCTCTAATTGTTGGTTCTTTTTTGAATATTGACTCTAACACACTTGGTGCTTGAACGAAATCAGATTCATCAACGTCAATGTTGAGATGCAGAGCTTTTAATTTGTCCTCTTTAATTTTCTGAATAACATTGTTTTTTAGAATGGCTGTTGGCGTTATCGATATACCAAATTGATTAAAAATTTTAGCAATCTTAACTTCGCACCAATTAGTTGAGATCTGCATAAGTGATGCTATCTGGTTGCCTTTTATCATTAAGAACGCATGAAGATCATCAAGGTTCTCTACATCCAGTAAATCGCTTGCAGCTTTTTTTAAAGGAGTTATAGAAACTTGTGCTTTAGGGTTGTAAAGGGCTACATGAAGATAGTGGCAATTGGCGTTTGTTTCAAATGCCTTCAGCATAAGGTGTTTATCTGCACTGATTTTGATGACAGAGCCTATCTGAAAGGTTGTAGACTTTGCTATTTGATCAAAAAGAATATCAGTAGATGCTGTGTTAACTTTAAAGCCTCTGACAAGACACTTCTTTGTCAGTCCATCTTGTTTAGTATAAGAGAAATTCATAAACGGCCTTAGGTTAGGTTCAGGACGATAGAATTGTAATAAAATGCTAACGCGTACGCAAAAACTATCGTAATCTGTTAGGAGTGGTCACTTCGACACACAGCCTAATCATCGAAACCTCGCCTTACGGCGGGGTTTTATGTGACACTAAACAACTGACTGGCATGTCGGACAAAAAAAGCTTGGCGTTACCAAACTATGGGGCTGATAATGAACACAGCCAACTAGACATGATCTAGTTCAATCGATTGCTTCGGAGTTAGTGAGATGCAAGAGTGTTTATATCGATTTTATGCTACCAAAGCGAAGATGGAGAAAATTTCAACATTCCCTCGATTGTACCCTAATGGGAGCGCCCTCACTGTTATTGCTGAAAAATTGAACGGTGATTGTTCTGATAAGTCGCGGGGCTCCAAGGAGTATTACACTGTAACTGTAAACGGCGCAGGTAATGAGAGCAGTTTCGCGCTGATAACTGACTTTACTGCGCTTCATTCTCTGCCGACTGAAACCGAATTAGCAGATCTTGAATGGGTGGGAGATGCTTCACCTGTTGGCCTTGCCATACCACCTTACTGTTTTTTGGAATTATAACTCGATTTCTTATTATAACCTCGCCTCGGCGGGGTTTTTGCTTTCCGGCGATACGACAGGGGTATTCGCGAGATGCATTGCATCAGTACCCCTGTCACATTGTTGTAGAGCAATACTCACAACTCCTAAGCCTCGGTACTCGCCGGGGCTTTTTTGTATCTGCAATCCGGTCAGGGCTCTTGGGTAGAGACGTGCTGCACGACACGTTAAAGCCCTCCGCGCAGAGCCCTGAACCAGATTGAAGTTACTCAGCAATAAGAAAACTGCATGTCATCATTTGCTTACATCTTATTGACCAGAAAATTAACATCTTGTTAATCTGTTCGTGTGGTGAATCCCCCTATGCGGAGGGGCGACCAGTCACTTACAGTGATCTGTAAATGCAGCGCGGGCCATGTCGACTGGGACATGCTCACCGGGAGGCACCCGGCACCATAATGCAATGCTACTATGCTATTTGGTAGTGGGGTTGCCGTTTCGGCTTCTCCAGCTATGTTTAAAAGGTAGTAACGGAAAACGAGCGATCTCCTGGTAAATCGGTAGCTCGGACTATTAGGTGCGCCTCGTTCCGTTGAAGAATCAGTATTTCCTACCTTCTGCCCGCCCCTCTGAGCGGGCTTTTTTTCGCCATGAATAAGTCTCCCCGGCAAGCTGAGGAACAAATCATTTGAGGCTGCGCTTATGCGCGGCCTTTTTCATTTCAGGCTCACGGGAATCATCATCGATAAAGCTCGTTGTTAAATCAGCCCGATGGGCCTGACCCTTTCAAACACACAGCACCCCGTTAACCCGGAGGTGAACCTATGGCAAAGCATATGCAAGACAAAGAAAGCATGGCCGGAATCACATGGCTGGCTCTGCTGATCATTGCTGGCTGGGGCGGCCTTGTCCGATTCCTGATGGATGTGAAGCAGGGAAAAGCGAAATGGAGTTGGATAAATGCTTTTGCGCAGATTGTGGTTTCGGCGTTTACCGGGGTCATTGGTGGGCTCATCAGCATTGAAGGTGGCCTGAGTATTTACATGATACTGGCCACTGCCGGTATCAGTGGCGCTATGGGTTCCGTAGCGCTCACGTATTTCTGGGAACGAATTACCGGAGTGAAAGCACAATGACAGCAGAAAAGATTATCGAGGGGATCCTCGGAAAAGAGGGTGGTTATGTCGATCACCCCTCTGATAAAGGCGGGCCAACCCGCTGGGGCATCACGCAAACCACAGCTCGCGCACATGGCTACACCGGTGATATGCGGAACCTGCCCAGGGAAACAGCAAAGCAAATCCTGCTGAGCGATTACTGGACTGGCCCCCGGTTCGACCAGGTGGCGAGTTTGTCTACGTTACTGGCAGATGAGCTTTGCGACACTGGGGTGAACATGGGGCCCAGCGTCGCCAGTAAGTTTTTCCAGCGCTGGCTCACTGCTCTGAACATGCGCGGGAAGCTATACCCCGATCTGATCCCGGATGGCGCGATTGGCCCCCGAACCATCACCGCGCTTAAGGGATATCTTTCCGCCCGCGGGAAAGAGGGTGAACAGGTTCTGTTGCGTGCGCTGAACTGCAGCCAGGGCGCGAGATACCTCGAACTGGCCGAGGGCCGCGAAGCCAACGAGGATTTTCTCTACGGCTGGGTTAAGGAGCGTGTCCTGTGAAGATGATCATTTTCGCTTTGCTCGTGCTGGTGGCTGTGCTCGTTCTGTTACTTCTGCGCAAATATACCCGGCTGGAGTTCGTAGGCCATGCCAGCCTGCTGCTGAAAACGTGGTCTGTAAAGCTGGGGACTATCGGCGCGCTGGTTGGCATGTGGGCGCAGTCTTTCCCGGATGCTGCGCTGCACGCCTGGGCGATGCTGCCGCCAGATATCAAAAATATTCTGCCGCCAAACATCGTTGCGTTGATTAGCCCTGCGCTGGTGGTGCTGGCCGTGCTATCGCAATACGTACGCCAGCCAGTATTGAAAGCTAAGGCCGACGAACTGAAGGAGCCGCAATGAGCTACGAAATTATTGCTGGGCTGGTGGTCGTCATCCTGGGCGCTATAGCTGGCGCGTTTGGCATCGGTCATGCTCGCGGAACAAGTAAGGCGGAAGCCAAAGCCGAACAGCAGCGCGCCGAAGAAAACGCCGCTGCTACTGTCGCCGCGGCAGAACGCCGTGCTGAAGTCACAAAAGGGGCCAGTGATGTACAGGAAGACGTTAAGTGTATGGGCGATGACGATGTTGATCGCGAGCTGCGCGAAAGATTTACCCGCCCCGGTGGTGGTTGATACAGCGTGCAGCTGGGTGCGGATCATCTACCTTACTGACCACGATATCGATGTGCTGGATAAGCAAACCAAGCGCGATATGCTGGCTCACAACAAAGCAGTGCGGGCCAACTGCCCGCAGTTATTACTCAATACAACTTTGCAATAGCGGGATTTGATGTAATCGGCAAAACAGTAACACTGCGCAAATCAGGAAGTCATGGTAATGTTATTGTTTCTGAACAACGGGTAGCCAAATGGAAAAATTATATATTGTTGCGCTGGCAGGACTGATGATAGTTGGCTGCTCAAATAAAAGTGAACCCAGTGTCCCTGACGGTGTACATGAATACACTCTGAGTATAAAAAAAGCTGTGCAGCAGAATTATTTCGGTTCGATAAATTACCATGAACAGGGTTGTATACTTAAAGTCACACAACCTCCTGGTGAGCAGGTTCAACATGTGGAAGTTGTGTCAGGTGATAACTTTATGTGTCAACGCTCTGTTGAGGCAATTAATGACACTGTGGCTGCCGGTCAGTTTCCTGCGAAGCCAATGAACCTACCAACTGTGATTCTTCTTGACTTCAGGCCTTAATTCAGAAGCGAATTAACACTTCGTGTCGCAATACTCTATTTCCATCACAAAAGTCACTTTCGGGTGGCTTTTTTAATGGCATTACAGAAGTCACTAGGTTAGTGGCTTCGATAATGCTCCCCACATCGCACAGAGGTAAGACATGTCAGAAATCACCGCATCCGAGCAAATCCGCCTGGATATCATCAAGAAAGTTAACTACGACACCGCAGCGGCCAAGCTGGCCATTGACTGGGTAGGCGACAGCTATCTGAAGTCTGAGCTATTCGCAGACTCTTTCGATCGTGTTTTCACGGAAAGCGAGATTGTCTCGAAGACCCGTAAGGCCATCCAGGAAGCGACCGAAGCGCTGGCGCTGTTTGATACCGGCGCAGAGCAGGCGAGTTAAGGCATTACAGCAGGCATTCACTGAGTGCCTGTGATAATGCTCAAGGAGCGATTACATGACCAAAGAACCACGCATATACGGCAGCAAATGGGACCGTGAGCGTCTTACCTTCCTTCGTGCGCACCCCTTGTGCGTCATGTGCCAGGAGCAAGGCAGGGTGACAGCGGCAACGGTGGTTGACCACATCATCCCGCACAAACTGAAAGAGGCTCTGCGCTCTGATGACAGCCAGGAAATAGCGAAGGCTCAAAAGCTTTTCTGGAGCCGGAAGAACTGGCAAGGGCTTTGCAAGCAGCACCACGACTCAACGAAGCAGCGAATGGAGAAGCGTGGCACCGTTATCGGCTGTGATGAAAACGGGATGCCTCTGGACCCGGCTTCTCATTGGTTTAAGTGATAACCATTATCAATACACCTCAAAAGTGATTGTCATTTAAAATCATTAGCATTCAAATGATATCGATTCTCATCTGATGGGGAGGGGCGGGTCAAAAGTTCAAAACCTCGAACCCAAATGACCGCCGCCAGTCCTTTTTGTGCACAACCGCGAAATGAAAAGTTTTTTTCCGGGAGGTTCCGATGGCAGGACGACGCCCGAAACCGACCCACCTCAAAGTGGTTACCGGCAACCCGGGCAAACGCAAACTTAACGACAAAGAACCATCGCCAGCGCGAGAAATACCAAGCCCTCCAGAGCACCTCACTGACTGGGGAAAGGTGGCGTGGGGGAAGCTGACCGTGCTGCTGGATGGCATGGGCATTTTAACCATTGCCGATACGCTGGCGCTCGAACGACTCTGCGATATTTACGCCGACATTCTGCAGCTTCGCCTGACTATTGCTGACGAGGGGCGAACTTACACCGTGCAGACCGAGGGCGGTTTTTTGATTAAGGCTAACCCGGCAGTAGCAATGTTGGCGGATGCTGATCGACGTTTTAAAAGTTACCTGGTTGAATTCGGTCTGACTCCGGCCGCCAGAACGAAGGTGAAAGTGGATGGTGGAGAAAAAGAAGAAGACCCGCTCAACCAGTTCTTCGGTTGATCCCGCCACGCAATATGCGCGGGATGTAGACTCCGGCAAAGAAATCGCCGGGCCTGACATCAGGAATGCCTGTAAGCGACATCTCAAAGATTTGGAATCCTGCTATGCTCGCGGGTTGGTATGGGATGTTGCAGCGGCGCAGCGAGCCATCGACTTTTTTGCCAAGGTACTGAAGCTCAACGGTGGTGAGCATGAAGGTAAACCCTTCAACCTGCTACCGTGGCAATGCTTTATTGTAGGGTCGATATTCGGCTGGAAGAACTCGGATGGTTATCGTAGATTTCGCATGGTGTACGTTGAATCTGGTAAGGGTTCCGGCAAATCACCACTGGCTGGCGGAGTGGGGCTTTACTGTCTAACAGCAGATAAGGAGCCTCGTGCCGAGATATATGCAGCAGCAACGAAAAAAGACCAGGCCATGATCCTTTTTCGTGATGCTGTCGCGATGGTGGATCAGTCCCCTGCGTTAGCACAGCGAATAAATAAATCAGGCGGTGCCGGGAAAGAGTGGAACCTTGCATTTCTTCAGACAGGCTCATTTTTCCGGCCTATCAGTTCGGATGATGGGCAGTCAGGGCCACGCCCACACTGTGCACTGATTGACGAAATTCACGAGCACAAAAACAACCAGGTTGTGGAAATGATGCGCGCCGGGACGAAAGGTCGTCGCCAGGCGTTGATTTTCATGATCACTAACAGCGGCCACGACAAAACCAGCGTCTGCTACGACTATCACGAGTATGGGCGTAAAGTTGCCGAAGGCTCGATTGAGGATGACAGTTTCTTTTCTTTCATTTGCTCCCTGGACGAAGGAGAAGACCCATTCAAGGACGAGTCCTGCTGGAAAAAAGCAAACCCCTCTCTTGGTCATACTTTTACCGATCGCTACCTGCGTGAGCAGGTTACTCAGGCTCGGGGGATGCCGTCGAAGGAAAGCATTGTTCGGCGGTTAAACTTCTGTCAGTGGGTGGATGCCGATAACCCATGGATGAGTAGCGATGTGTGGATGGGGTGCGAAGAGGACTTTGACCTGCAGGAGCTGCAGGGAGAAGAATGTTATGGCGGCCTGGACCTTTCAGGAACTCGCGACCTTACATCTCTGGCGCTCTTTTTCCCTAAAAAAAGAAAGCTGCTGGTGGAGTTCTGGACACCAAAAGATACTTTGCTGGATAGAGCGAAAACAGACCGAGTACCTTACGACGCATGGGAACGGGGAGGCCATATTCATACCACTCCCGGAAAGGCGGTGAAATATGGCTTTGTTGCTGAGCGCATTGCTGATCTTTCCATGTTGTTCGATATCAAGGCGATCGCCTTCGACCAGTACCGCATAAAATATCTTGAGCCGGAATTAGAGAGCGCTTCTGTATCAGTACCGCTGATACCTCACGGGCAGGGATACTACAAGGCGCAGGATTCCGGACTGTGGATGCCTCATTCCATCGAACTTTTTGAACAGATGCTCGATGATGGCGTAATCATTATTAAAACAAACCCCTGCCTCCGATGGAACGCTGCTTCCGCCGTAACCGAAGCCGACCAAAAAGAAAACCGCATATTCGCCAAGAAAAAGAGTACTGGTCGAATAGATGGTGTGGTTGCGTCGGCGATGGCAATTGGTGCTGCAGAAGGTTATGAGCCTGATGATGGCGATATAGAGGGCTTTTTTGACGATCCGATCATAGTGGGTATCTGATGGCTAAGAATAAACAGCAACCAGGGCGCGTTAAGAGCGCTCTTTTAAACTGGCTTGGTGTTCCCATAAGCCTGACGACCGGTGAATTCTGGCGGGAGTGGTACGGAACCAGCAGTAGCGGAAAAGTGGTTACCGCTGACAAAGTTATCCGGCTTTCTGCTGTCTGGGCGTGCGTAAGACTCTTAAGTGAGTCAGTTTCCACGCTTCCGCTTAAAATTTACGAGCGGCAGGCTGATGGATCGCGAAAGCTGGCCCAGAACAATCCCGCCTACCAGATATTATGCAGGCGTCCTAACCCGGAAATGACCCCTTCCCGTTTCATGTTGATGATTGTGGCCAGTATTTGCCTGCGTGGTAATGCATTTGTCGAGAAGCTATATATCGGCAGCAAATTGGTTTCGCTGGTGCCGTTACTTCCGCAGAATATGGTTGTAAAGCGACTCGATAGCGGGAAGTTACAGTATACATACACGGAAAATAGCATTAAGCGGATCATTCCAGTAGACCGGATGATGCATATCCGCGGATTTGGTCTTGATGGTGTGTGCGGGATGATGCCGACAATGGCCGGGGTTGACGTTTTCGGCGCTGCTATGTCGGTTGATGAAGCCGCGGCAAAAATCTTCGAAAATGGCCTGCAAAGTACCGGTTTCCTGTCTTCAAAAACGGCGCTTAATAAGGAACAGCGAGAAAGATTGCGTCAAAACCTTCAGTCTTTTATTGGTTCTAAAAACGCCGGGAAACTGATGGTTCTGGAAAATGAACTGACTTACCAGAATGTCACTATGAACCCGGAGGCCGCGCAACTCCTTGAAAGCCGTTCATTCAGTATTGAGGAAATTTGTCGCTGGTTTCGCGTACCGCCATTTATGGTCGGCCATACGACAAAACAATCCAGCTGGGCTTCGAGTCTTGAAGGGATGAACATGCTGTTCCTGACTCATACCCTGCGTCCTCTCCTGGTCAATATTGAGCAGGAAATATCGCGTTGTCTTCTGAACAGTGATGAGGACTTGTTTGCTGAGTTCTCCGTTGAAGGGCTTCTGCGCGCCGATAGCGCAGGACGTGCGGCGTACTATACCAGCGCCCTGCAAAATGGCTGGATGTCGCGCAACGATGTGCGAAGGCTGGAAAATATGCCGCCAATTGAAGGCGGTGATATTTATACAGTTCAGCTCAACCTGACTCAGTTGAAGAATCTTGAAAACAGCAACCCGGCGGTTCAGGCGCTGGCTGTAAGAGAACTTCATAACCACGTATTCCCTGATATTCCTTTCGAGCAATCGCCACTTAAACAGGCTGCTTAGGAGCCAATCCCCATGACAATTAGACAACTTCCGGTTGCTCCGACGGGGCGCCCGTGCGCGGGTGTTACCAGTGAACCCTTGCCTTCAGCGCTTGAGCGGTGGAACGGCGGAATCAGAGCTGCAACCGATAATGACAACGCCATTTCAATTTTTGATGTCGTTGGGCGTGATTACTGGGATGAAGGCGTAACAGCAAAGCGCATTTCCGGTGCACTTCGCTCAATGAACGGCGCAGACGTTACGGTGAATATCAACTCGCCGGGTGGCGACATGTTCGAAGGTCTGGCTATTTATAACCTTCTCCGCGAATACGAAGGCCATGTAACGGTGAAGGTGCTGGGCATTGCCGCCAGTGCCGCCTCAATAATTGCGATGGCCGGGGATGATATTCAGATTGGCCGCGGTGCCTTTCTGATGATCCATAACTGCTGGTTGTACGCGATGGGAAACCGCCATGACTTCGCTGAACTGGCGCAGTCACTGGAGCCATTCGATACCGCAATGGCTGATATTTACGCGGCGCGATCCGGCCTTGATATTGCCGCCGTTCAGAAACTAATGGACGCCGAAAGTTATATCGGTGGCAGCGATGCTGTGGCGAAGGGACTGGCAGACAGCCTGCTTTCTGCTGATGCGGTCAGCGACGGCGACGAATCACCTGCAGCTGCGCTTCGCAAACTTGATGCACTGCTGGCGAAAACAAATACCCCCCGGTCCGAGCGCCGGAAATTAATCAAAGCATTAACAGGTAACACGCCGGGCGCTGTTACCGATCCCGATGGTAAGCCGGGCGCTGCCGAAGATATCAAACCTGAAACCCTCAATTCACTTGAAAGCGCTCTTGCGGCGTTAGTCAAATAAGGACCATGTATGTCTGATGTAAACGAGATTCTGAAAAAAGTCACCGCTTCCATTGAAGAAGCAACCGGCAAATTTAACGCCAAAGCGGAAGAAGCGCTGACTGAAGCGAAAAAGAACGGCAAATTGTCGGCGGAAACCAAAGAAACCGTGGACAAAATGGCGACTGAGTTTAATGCGCTGAAAGAAGCTGAAAAGACTCTTAAAGCAGCGCTGGGCGAACTGGAGCAGCATGTTGCACAGATGCCGCTGGCAAACGCAAAACATGTTATTGAAACTGTCGGCCAGCAGGTTATCTCTGCTGAAGCCATTAAAGTTCTGTCGTCCAGCATCGAAGGGAACAAGCGTATTTCTGTTCCTGTAAAAGCTGCTCTGATTTCCAGTGACGTTCCTGAGGGGGTTGTTGAACCACAACGACTGCCGGGTATTGATGTAGCGCCAAAGCAGCGGTTATTTATTCGCGATCTTATCGCGCCAGGCCGTACGGGTTCACCGGCCATTTTCTGGGTGCAGCAGACCGGCTTTACCAATGCTGCGGCAGCGGTACCGGAGAACACAACCAAGCCGTACAGCAATATTGAGTTCACGCCGAAAATCACTCCAGTGACAACCATCGCGCACATGTTCAAGGCATCCAAGCAGATTCTGGACGACTTCGCCCAGTTGCAGTCCATGATTGATGCGGAAATGCGTTACGGCCTTAAGTACGTCGAAGAACAGGAGATTCTGTTTGGTGATGGCACTGGCGCTCACCTCCATGGCATCGTGCCGCAGGCCACGGCTTACAGCGCGGCATTTGCCGTTGAACAGCAGAACGGTATTGACGATCTGCGCCTGGCAATGCTTCAGGCTCAACTTGCCCGATTCCCTGCATCCGGTCACGTCCTGCACTTCATGGACTGGGCGAAAATCGAACTGACTAAAGACACCCTGGGGCGCTATATCCTGGCGAACCCGGCTGCGTTGACGGGGCCGACGCTGTGGGGGCTTCCGGTTGTCGCCACTGAAGCAGCAGCTTTCCAGGGCAAGTTCCTGACAGGTGCATTTAATGCTGCGGCACAGCTTTTCGACCGCGAAGACGCAAACGTTGTGATCTCGACGGAGAACAGCGACGACTTCGAGAAAAACATGATCTCTATTCGCTGTGAAGAGCGTCTGGCGTTAGCAGTAAAACGCCCTGAAGCATTTATTTATGGCTCCTTTACTGTGCCGGCTTCCGGCGGCCAGTAATTTTTCTGGCGGCCTCCGGGCCGCTATTTTTGGAGTAACACGATGAAACTTATCGCGGTGAAACCAATTTATTTTGGTGGGGTAGTGGTGACTGAAGGCGAGTCACTGGAGACGCTGGAACAGCATGGCCGTGAGTTGGTTCAAAAAGGTTATGCACGGCTGGTAGATGTTGATAATTCTGCGCAGCCGGAACAGCCGGAACAGCCGGAACAGCCGGAACAGCCGGAACAGCCGGAAACTGTGCCAGAGAAGAAGGCTAAAAAATAATGTTAGAACTTGAAGTGGTTAAAAAGCACTGTCGCATTGAGCCTGACTTTACCGATGACGACTCACTATTGACCCTCTACATCGGAGCTGCTTCTCGTTATGTCGAAACATGGACTCGTCGCAAAATGTATGAGTCCGAAACCAGCGAGGGGTATGCAGATGATCCTGATTCAATTATCCCTGGCGATGATGTGAAAGCAGCGATGCTTCTGCTTATCGGTCACTGGTACGAAAACCGTGAAACGGTCTCTGTCGGTCAGGCTGCTACAGATATTCCGTTTACTGTCGAGTCACTTCTCCAGCCTTACAAAATTTATGGTATTTAAGCGGGGGAATTATGCAGGCAGGACGATTACGGCACCGGGTCACCATCCAAAATTTCACCACCACCAGAACGCCTTCAGGCCAGCCAGTTGAAAATTGGGAAGATGGGAAAACCATCTGGGCCGAGGTTAAGGGGATAAGCGGTCGGGAGCTGTTAGCCGCTGGCGCAGAGCATGCCGATGCGACAATCCGAGTCTGGGTGCGTTTTCGCAGGGATATTTCAGCCTCATCCCGATTGAAGGTCCGTACTGGTCCGTTTAAAGGCGCAGTTCTTAACGTTACCGGGCCTCCGGTTCCGGATATAAAAGGTACCCGGCTGGAAATTCTCTGCAAACAGGGGACCGAAAAATGATTGATGTGAATCTGGATTTTTCCGGGTTGCAGGATATTGCCCGCGATCTGCAAACGCTCAGCAAGGCCGAAAATAATAAAGTTCTCCGGGAGTCGACCCGTGCTGGTGCCGAATTGCTCCGCGAGGAGGTGATTGATCGCGCTCCTGAGAAATCCGGAAAACTGAAGAAAAACGTTGTTGTCGTCACTCAGAAAAGTCGCCGTCGCGGTGAAATTTCATCTGGGGTGCATATTCGTGGCGTTAACCCGCGAACGGGGAACAGCGACAATACAATGAAGGCCAGCAACAAGCGGAATGCGTTTTACTGGCGCTTCGTGGAGTTGGGAACATCTACAGCGCCTGCACATCCGTTTGTTCGCCCAGCTTTTGATACCCGCATGGAAGAAGCTACGCAGGTGGCGATGCAGCGGATGAATCAGGCTATCGATGAGGTGTTATCAAAATGACAGAGGATGATCTCTATGACCTGCTGTCGACGCTGGCAGACGGGCGGGTTTATCCGTATGTGGTGCCGCTAGGCAGCGACGGACTTCCTGCAGTTTCCACTCCCTATGTCATTTTCTCGATACCGACTGATGTTGCCGGGGATGTTTTCTGCGGCCAGGCAGAGTCGACACTGCGCATTCAGGTTGATGTATGGGCTGAAACAAATGACGAAGCCAGAGCGTTACGCCTGGACGCCCTGGCTCGCCTGCAGGTACTTTCACCTGTCGAGGTGACAAAAATTCCTGGCTACGACACGACAACCCATCTTCATCGGGCAACCCTCGAAATAACGGTCATTGCCTGACAAAAACCAATCCAATCCGACCGCCACTGGCGGTTTTTTTTTAATTTATGGAGGCTGCGATGTCAGCACTATTTGAACGTGCCCAAAAAACGGTAGTAATGATTACCTCTGTGCCGGTCACCGCGGCAGAGCTGGATACCGCAACCTGGTTAAACCTGAGTTGCACTATCAAACAGGCAAGCTTTACCGCTGGTCAGAAAAACGATATTGACGTGACAACGCTCTGTTCGGATGAAACGGAAAATATCAACGGCCTTCCTGCTCCGTCTGAAATGTCACTTTCCGGTAACTTCTACCGCAACCCGGCGCAGGATGCACTTCGTGCCGCATATGATAACGACGGGGTTTATGGGTTTAAGGTTATTTTCCCGTCTGGTAATGGATTCCTGATGCGCGCTGAGGTACGTCAGCACACCTGGGATTCTCAAACCAATGGCGTGGTTGCTGCAACGTTCTCGCTGCGTCTGAAAGGTAAACCCACCAATATTAACGCCCCAGGAGTTCTATCGTTTGCTACTGACCTTCCGGCGTCCCAAACGGTCGCGGCAGGAAGCGCCCTGACCATGGGCGTGGTCGTCCAGGGCGGTACGGCACCTTATACCTACGCCTGGAAAAAGGGCACCTCGACGGTCAGCGGCCAGACCAGCGCAACGTTTACGAAAGCCAGCGCTGTATCCGGTGATGCCGGGGTTTATTCCTGCGTGGTTACTGATGCCGATGGCACTGTGATCACTTCTTCTGATTGCACCGTCACCATCAATTAACGGAGCGCCGGGAAACCGGCGATAAAATTAATGTCAAAACCGAGTCTTAAAGCACTGGCACTGGCACCGATGGCGGGCTTTCGTAAAAAAGAAGTCTCCGTTCCGGAGTGGGATAACGCCAAAGTCATCATTCGTGAGCCATCAGCAGAAGCCTGGATTCGCTGGCAGGGCATTGCCAGCCCGGAACCACCCAAACTACCGGAAGGGCAGGAGCCCCAGGAGGCACCAGAACTGACCCCTTCAGAACGAGCCTTCCGCACGATGCGGGCCGATGTCACACTTTTCATCGATATTTTGCTGGATACCGACCTGCAGCCCGTCTTTACTGTCGATGACACCGAACAGGTTGAAGCGATCTATGGCCCTGTGCATTCCCGGCTGTTGAAGCAGGCACTTGATCTCATTCGTGACGCGGATGATGCTAAAGCAAAGTAAAAATGCCTGGCATGCAGTTCCTGATGGCGCTGGCGCTCCGGATGGGCCGCACGCTGGGCGAACTGCGACAAACCATGACGGTTGGCGAATTCAGGATGTGGGCTGAGTACGACCGTATCAGCCCAATCGGCGATATTCGCGGCGATATCCTCAATGCTCAGCTGGTATCTGCGGTTTACGGAGCGCAGGGCGTTAAAGTCACCATTGAAGATGCTCAGCTTCAGTGGAGCACAGAAGAGATTGAGGTAAACGACGGCGGCGATCCCTTTGCAGGGCTGGAAGCGGCGCTGCTGGCTGCGTCAGCATAGCCAGTAATAATTCGTGTGGATGCCACTCATAACAGGTGTTATGTTGTTTTTTTTGACACACGGAGTGCTTTAAATGACTACTACTGGCTGGATATTATTATTTGTTTTTGCTCGCCTTATTGATCTTGTTATCTGGTATTTCCTGAACAGAGGAAGCGTAAGAGCTAATGATCAGATCGCTATGCTTAAAGAAATCTCTGAAAAGCAAAGTGCTCAAATTGATCTTCTGATTGCACTTGCTCATAAAAAAGAGGAACCAGAAAAAGATTATCTGGAAGAAGCCAGGAAAAAAGCTGGTTTAATTTAATAATATTGAAATCATAAAAAAGCCCCACAATGTGGGGTTTTTTGTTTCTGAGGAAATGAAATGGCAACCCTGCGTGAACTTATCATTAAAGTTTCTGCTAACTCTCAGTCATTCCAGACCGAGATAGCCCGCGCGTCACGTATGGGGGCTGATTATTATAAGACAATGCAGAATGGTGGCAGGCAGGCTGCGGCTTCAGTTCGGGAAACTCGCCGTTCTGTTGCTGAGCTAACTGACCAGATGGAGTCAGCAAAGGCTACCGCACTGGGATTAACCGGGGCATTTGCTGGTGCTTTTGCTACGGGGCATTTAATATCCCTGGCTGATGAATGGAATTCCGTAAACGCCCGCCTAAAACAGGCATCTCAGTCAACTGATGATTTTACCAGCTCTCAAAAACAGCTGATGGATATCAGCCAGAAAACGGGCACATCTTTTTCTGACAACGCTAATTTATTTTCCCGTTCAGCAGCCTCAATGCGGGAATATGGTTACAGCTCCAGCCAGGTGCTGGATATTACTGAGGCTATTTCTACTGGTTTAAAACTTTCTGGCGCGAATGCTCAGGAGTCCAGTTCGGTCATCACTCAGTTTAGCCAGGCTCTGGCGCAGGGCGTGCTGAGAGGTGAAGAATTCAATGCAGTCAACGAGAGCGGCGACAGGGTTATACGGGCGCTTGCGGCAGGGATGGGGGTTGCGCGTAAAGACCTTAAATCTATGGCGGATCAGGGGCAGTTAACCATTGATAAAGTAGTGCCAGCCCTCATCAGCCAGCTTGGTAAGCTACGGAATGAATATGGTGAATTGCCGCAGACTGTTTCATCGTCGGCAACAAAAGTTGAAAACGCTTTTATGCAATGGGTCGGTGGAGCTAATGAAGCTAGTGGCGCCACAAATACCCTGACCGGATTACTTGATGGCGTAGCCAACAATATTGATCAGGTCGCCACTGCTGCCGGAGCGCTTGTTGCCGTTGGCGCAGCCCGATATTTGGGAAATATGGCTCTTGGTGCCAGCTCTGCAACGGCTGGGATTATTAACGCCGCAAAAAGTGAAGTAGCTTTAGCTGAAGCCCAGGTCAGAGGGACGCAGGTTTCGACAGCTCGCGCGCGTGCTGCAGTGTATCGTGCCCAGCAGGCACTGGCAGCGGCGCGGGGTACAGACGCGCAGGCCGCCGCAGAAAAACGGCTCTCACTGGCGCAGGAGTCACTTAACCGTAATATTCAGGCCAGAGTATCCGCTCAGACAGCGCTTAACTCGGTTACTGCTGTAGGTTCCCGGCTCATGGGGGGAGCATTAAGCCTCGTTGGCGGTATTCCAGGGTTGGTTCTGCTTGGTGCCGGTGCCTGGTACACGATGTACCAGAATCAGGAACAGGCCAGATTATCCGCTCAGGAATATGCAAACACCATTGATGCAGTCCGTGAAAAGACAAAATCAATGTCCCTGCCCGAAGTTTCTGATAATGAGACCAAAACCCATCAGGCGCTGGAGGAGCAAAACCGTCTTGTTGATGCACAGGCATCAAAAGTGAAAAGCCTTAAGGAAGAGATCGCGGGTTATCAGTATGTTCTGTCCAACCCCGGGCCGACAACCAGTGGCGGTTTCATGATAAACCACCTTACTTCGGTTGAAACGGTCACCCGTAGTCTGGAAGAAGCGACTTTCGCTCTGGCCGTTGAACAGGAGAGGCTGACTCAGATGCAGGCTAAGTCTGAGTCGATCCAGTCGGTACTGGAAGGGATAGAGAACAGGCGAATAGCATTAATCCGGCAGCAGGCCGCAGAACAGAATTCAGCATATCAATCGTTATTAATGATGAACGGTGAGCATACTGAATTTAACCGTTTGCTGGGTCTCGGAAATAATCTCCTCATGGCCCGGCAGGGGCTGGTAAACGCACCACTACGCTTACCACAGGTAGACCTGACAACCCAGCAAACGGCTGCACTGGAAAAAAGCCGCCGTGACCTGGCGCTTTCAAAACTCAAAGGTGAGGACAAAGAACGCGCACGACTGGGTTACGCTGCGGATGACCTGGGGTTAACTAACGATCCTCAGTTTCAGACCGGACGGCAGGAGTTGATTAATAACGGCCTGAATGAATGGAGAAATAACCAGGAAAATAAACCCAAGCCAAAAGGAAGGCATGGGAAAACCGAGGCGGAGAAAACCGAAGATACCTATACCCGGCTGATTAAACAGCAACGGGAGCAAATTGCTCTTTCCAGCCAAAACACTGAACTGGCAAAGATGAAATATCAGGTTACTCAGGGGGAATTATCTTCGCTTGAAAAATCCAAAAAGGAAACGTTGCTGCACAATGCAGCGCTTATTGATCAGAAAAATATCGCTGAACAGTTAAAAACATTCCGCGAAGGTCTGGCCGACAGTAATGCTGCCGCCCGGGAAAGGGGGAATATCGATTTCCTCGGTGCGGGACAGGGGGGTAAAGCCCGTGACCGAATGAAGGAAATGGAGGATATTCGCGCTGATTTTCTCAGGCAGCAGCGTGATTTACAGCGTGATTTCAGTCGTGGGCAGATTTCCGAAGACCTGTATAAAAAGCAAACGGAAGCGCTTAAAACAGCGCTTGCCGAACGCCTGGATATTCAGGAGGAGTATTACAAAAAAACCGATGAACAGCAGTCAGACTGGCGGGCAGGGATCAGCGATTCCCTGATGAACTATGCCGATCAGGCTTCTGATCTGAGTTCAATGGCTGCCACTGCAACCAGCGAGCTTCTGGATGCCACCACTAACTCTATCTCCAACAACCTGACAAACGTCCTGACTGGCGCCGCTTCGTTTAAAGATGGTATGTCGAATATCTTCAGCTCTCTGGGTGAAACGGTGATTAAGACGCTGATCCAGATGGCAACACAGGCGTTGATCACCAAAGCGATTATGGCGTCATTTGGCGGCGGAGCGGGTGGGTTGTTCGGTAGTCTTTTTGGCGGTGCCAGCGGTGCGGCAAGTAGTGGTACCGCTATTCAAAGCGCGGGAGCTAATTTTTCATTTAACGCTCTCGGAGGCGTTTACGATTCTCCGTCACTTTCTGCCTACAGTAATGGTGTTTACAGCACTCCCCAATATTTTGCGTTTGCGAAAGGTGCGGGTGTTTTCGGCGAGGCCGGGCCGGAAGCCATCATGCCGCTTACCCGTGGCGCTGATGGTTCGCTGGGGGTTCGTGCGGTTGGACGTGAGTCACCGGCAGTCCAGGATGCTGCAAGGCAGATTGAGGCGCAACCAAGAATCGCGGTCAGTGTTGATGCCCGTAGCACGTTTAGCGGGCAACCTGACGACGCAACAATGCTGGCAGTAGATCGAAGGAATGCTGCACTGGAACGACGCATCATCAACACACTCACTGCTGAAGTAAATAACCCCCAGAAGAAATTCGGACGCGCCATCTACTCCAATCTACAGCCCAAAAAACCAAGATAGACTGCCCGGAGGGAAAGTTAATGGCGGATATTATCTATCCGGATGAGTACCTGCCCATGCCTCTTATGGACGGGTACGGTTTTAAGCCCATCTCACCTTTACTGCGAACGGAAATGACGTCCGGTCGAGCAAGGCAAAGGCGGCGATACACCTCAACACCCACCCAGGCCTCGGTTAAATGGATTTTTCAGACTGATGCGCTGGCGCAGGTGTTTGAGGCCTTTTTCAGGGACGCACTGAAAGACGGACAGTCTTGGTTCTATCTGAGGCTCCAGACTCCGATCGGGGTAAAGCCCTACAAAGCCAGGTTCATTGATATTTACGAAGGTCCGACACTTGTCGCGCCAAAATACTGGCAGTACAGCGCAACGCTGGAGTTATGGGAGCGTCCGTTACCGCCTACAGGATGGGGGAATTACCCGGAATGGCTGGCTGGTCAGTCGTTACTGGATATTGCGCTAAACAGAGAGTGGCCTGAGCATGACAATTCTTGAGCAACTTTATGCAAGCAGCGGCTCTGAAGTCATTCACGACACGCTGCAGATCACGGCAGGTGATCAGAACTACTGGCTTACCCGCGGGTGGGACAATATTACTGTCTCGTTAGAAGACGGGCAGCAGGTAACGTTTGAAGGGTGTGCTATCGATATAGCATTGCCTGCCAGGAATGCCGACGGAACGCAAGATCTGAAATTTTCCATCAGTAACATCGATGGTGTCGTATCCGATGCGATTGACAGAATTCTGGACGAAATGAAATCGGCAACACTGACTTTTCGGCGGTATATCTCCTCTGATTTATCTGCACCTGCGGCATCGCCTTACACCCTTGATGTGAAATCCGGATCGTGGACGGCAACTGCGGTGCAGGTAACTGCCGGATATATGAACATCCTTAAAACGGCCTGGCCGCGTAATCGTTATAACCTGGCTGAACATCCCGGTCTTCGTTATATGTCTTCCTGAGGTATTCACATGTTCCATTCTGATAAATACCTTTTGGTCAAATGGCTGAAGGGCGGGCGCGTTTATCCTGAGCTCGACTGTTTCGGCATTATCAATGAAATCCGCGGCGATCTCCTTCTCCCGTTATGGCCGGATTTTTCCGGCGTGACGAAAGATGAGGGAGGGCTCGATCGTGAGGCCAGGAAGTTTATGAAATCCCTCACACGCTGTGAGCCTTGTATCGGGGCCGGGGTTGCTTGTTATTCAGGATCAACCGTGACGCATGTTGGTATCGTTGTTTTGCTGGATGGCCAGTTGCAGGTTGCCGAATGTAATCCGGGAACCAATGTCACCTTTCTACCTCTTCCGCGATTTGTCCGTCGGTTTAACCGTGTGGAGTTCTGGCAATGACGATAAGAATCTACCCTTCCCGGCTCCCCGGAGAACCGCTTGAAACTCATGAGCACGGCAATATTACGCTGCATCAATGGATGGTCAGAAATGTTCCTGGGTACAGCCAGGACAGATCGCACCCAGTTGCCGTTGAATTAAATGGCCGCACACTTCCTCCCGATGAGTGGCCGCTTTGCCAGTTGAGCCCTGACAGTGATGTCAGAATTTATCCTGTTCCCTACGGAACGGGGCTGGAAATTGCTGTCTGGGTTTCTGTTGCGATTTCAGCTGCCAGCGCAGCCTACTCGTTGTTCTTCGGGCCGAAAGTCGATCTCGGTGGTTATTCATCGGGGAGTGGTCGCTCACTTGAGCTTAATCCAGCAAAAGCTAACACGGCAAAACTAGGTGACCCGATACGTGAGGTGTTTGGTCGATGCCGCATCTATCCTGATTATCTGGTGCAGCCGGTTACCCGTTTTGACCCCGATGATCCAACGCGAATGACGGTCGAAATGTTTCTTTGTGTCGGGCAGGGGAGATTTTCGTTTACGGGAGGAGATAAACGGATTGGAGAAACCCCGGCAGCCTCGCAGGGTGATGGTTTCAGCGATAAGGTGTACCAGCCAGGAGAGGACGTATCTTCTGATCCGCGAAGTGAAAACTGGTTCAACTCGACAGAAGTCGGCGGAACATCAAGCGGAACAGGGCTGGATATGGCCCAGACCTCACCTGATTCCGACGATATTATTGCTGACAGCATGACTGTTTCTGGTGCATCTGTAACATTTACAGGTCTTGATACGGATGATGGCGACGATGACGACGAGGATGATAATTCTCTCCCGGACAGCTGGATAACGGGGGCCATAGTTGAAATTAAGGCGCCGACAAATTATCTGATCTCCACCTCTTCTGGTTACAGTGTTTTTGCCAGCTCATTGCTTACCGAACTTGCTCCCGTAGCGGGTATGCCGGTGACGCTGAGTTTCAACAGTGTTGATTATGACCTCGTCATTGCGTCCTATACCCCGGGTCAGGATGCGGTGCCTGGCGAGGGTGGCAGTGCAGCAAAAATTCAGGCCAGTGCCGCGCCCGTCACCTACGATTTTTCGACCAGTTCCAGTACGTTCATGATCACATGGCAGGGCACCACCTATACGGTGTCGCTGGTAGCGAACTATATCTCGATGTCGGGACTGCTGGCGGCTATCACCGAGGGGCTCACTGGCTCCGGCCTGGTCGCACGGGACAACGGCGGTACCGTACTAATAACCGAGGCGGCCAGTCCGTTCGTTGGTGGGGCAATCACATCCTCCTCACTGCCTGCAGCCGTTTTCGGTGATGCCCCGGTTTACACCTCCGGCACGGCATCAACCGGCGGCAGCCCGGCGGTAACGGCAAACGTGACGCTTGCGTATAACAGCACTACGGGAACCGCATTCTCGGGCATGCCTGAAGGTGTGCAACGGCTTTCACTTGCTCACCGCGGGAATGAGTACCAGATCGTCTCTGCCGACGGCACAACGGCAACAGTGGCGCGCCTGGTTAATGGGTCCGTTGATGAGTCGTGGCCGGGATTCACCGCCAGGACGATGATCGACTATGAGGCCACTGGTCTTAACGACACGCTGAGCTGGCTGGGGCCTTTCCTCGTATGCCCTGAGAATGAAGTGGTGGATGCATTCGAGGTGAATTTCTCCTTCCCGAACGGCATATGTGGCTTCGACAGTAAGGGGAAAAAGCGGCTCCGGCATGTTGAGTGGGAGATTCAGTATCGCGTCTACGGTTCCGGATCGGGGTGGGTGAGTCACCAGGGAGAGTACGCGCTTAAAAACATCAACGGGTTAGGTTTCACTGAGCGGATCACCCTCAGTTCTCCGGGGCTGGTAGAGGTTCGCTGTCGTCGACGCAATGAGCAGGGCAGTAATAACGCGCGCGACAATATGTACTGGCAGGCTTTGAGAGGGAGGCTTCTGGCAAGACCGGTATCCTACTCAGGTGTAACAACCTGGGCAATTACCGTTGAAACCGGAGGGAAGCTGGCGGCACAGTCCGACAGGCGCGTCAGCGTGGTCGCTACCCGTGAATATGACAGTGGAGGTAACAGAACTATAAGCGGCGCATTCCGTCATGTGGCAAATAGTCTTGGATTTAATGCTAATCAGCTCGACACCTCTGCAATAAATGCTCTTGAAACTGCCTGGTGGACGCCAAGGGGAGAGTATTTTGACTATGAGGCAAGCAGCGACAGTGCTTCAGCGAAAGATATTTTCGACAAAATCACTGAAGCAGGCATGAGTTATTTTTTGTTGTCAGACGGGCTCTTGTCTGCCGGGCGTGAAGGCGTCAAAAACTGGACCGGGATCATTACCCCTCAGGATACGGTTGAAGAAATGCAGACCTCATTCAGGGCCCCTTCCGATGATGATTATGACGGTGTTGACGTCACATATATCAATCCGGTTACCTGGGCAGAAGAAATCGTTCAGTGTCGGACTGCTGATAATCCTGTGCCACGCAAAGTGGAGTCGTACTCACTGGGTATTGTAATGACTGCAGATCGTGCTTACCGGATAGGGATGCGCAGGCTTATGAAGTATTTGCACCAGCGCAGGACCTATGAATGCACAACTGAGCTTCTTGGCTGGTGCTATCAGTTTGGCGATCACATCATTCTTTCTGATGATATTCCGACGGGTAAAACAATCAGCTGTCTGATAGAAGGCGTGACATTCGATGATGAAGTTATCACGTTAACAGTCACTGAGCTTCTTGACTGGAGCTATGCTAATCCGCGCTGCTGGATTCAGTTTCAGGGGGGGCGGCCGTCGACTCGTTTGCTAACGCCGACACGTGTCGATGACTTCACCCTTACTATACCGTACAACGACGACCTGCACCCGGAAGACTGGATTATGGATGATCCGGATGTTGAATTACCTCGCCTGTTGTTTTGTGACAGTGAGAAGGGGGCGCGGCACGGTATCGTTCAGGAAATTGTCCCGTCTGATGACTGTACTTGCCAGGTCACAGCCCCGGAATATAAAGAAATCTTTTACGCATACGACGACGCTACATACCCTGGCGACGTAGCTTAGCAATTTCAAAAAAATCAATTCACCCGCTTCGGCGGGTTTTTTCATTTTTGGAGCACAATGTATGGCCAACATCGAAAAACTTGGCTCGTCATCACCAGAGGTATTGCTTAAGAATGCAACTAACCTCGATAAGTTAGTCAATGGCCGGGAATCGGAATCATTACCTGATCGCTTTGGTGTACTGCGCAAAACCTGGCACGGCATGGAGATGATCTTCAGCCGCTTTATAGACTACATCACTGGTCGCGGCGAGCAGGCAGTTGCAGCCATCGGCTGGCAGGAGCTTGGCAACTGGGCTGTTGGTCTGGCTGTAGATAATCGCCAGCAAATCGTCTACTACAATGGCTCTTGGTACAAATACCTTGGCGAGCTTGAGCACGTCATTGCCGGGGATTCTCCTGAGAACGATGGCGGTGTGTGGTCGGCTGCTAACCCCACGGGGAAATGGTCGAACATCGGTGACGCGGCTCTTCGCTCAAACCTGGGTTCAAGCGAACCGGGAATGGGGGCCTCATTGTCTGCCCTGCAGCAAGGCGGATCGGTCCAGAATGGCCTGGTCTGTATCTACGTTGACGGATTCGGTGCCGACCCCTCGGGGGAAACCGATTCCACCAGTGCTGTAATTTCTGCATTGAAGGCGGCCACAGGGTTACTCAATTCGTGTTTTGTTCAGGGACACGGGGTATACGCAGAGGTTGTTTTTGGAAATGGCGTATACATGCTAGGTAATGCCCCGTTCTACTCCTGCGTCAAATTCGCCGGGCAAGGGAAACAGGCAACTAGGATTAAACCGAAACCCGGTGCCAGTTTCTGTTTCGATACAATCGGCACAGAGGATTATTATACCGGTAGCATCGCAAAGAGACTGATGTTTTCAGGATTAAGGGACATGACCATCGGGCCTAAAGAGTATCAGGAGTCCGGTATTCCTAAGGAGCCGGGCGTCGGTGGAATTCGGGTCAGATACGCCAGCTACTTTACACTGGATGATGTTTTTATTAACCAGATGGATGGCTCTGGGGTTTTCTTACAGCAGTGTTGGGACAGTGACTTTACGAATCTCCAGATTATGGAGTGTGGGAATCTCAATGATGATACACAAGGCGGGCTTTATATTGGACGTGGTTCGACAATCAGCTCTGATGGTTCAAACGCTCTGAGATTCCGTGGGTTGCATATCGAAAACTGTCCACGCCTGATGACTATTGACCGTAGTTCGCGTCACATATTTTTTGATTCCCCAAAACTGGAATGTGTTGAATATGCTAACTCGTCAATTATTCGTGGCGTTAACGATGTCACGTTTAACTCTCCAGAGCTGACCTGGGCATTCCCGGACACAGCCATGTTTTCCGCAGTTGAGGTGACGGGTAGCGAGGCGGCGACTGCAAATAAAGGCGTCGTTTTTAACAGCCCGAAACCACACTCACCATCAACATCATATGGAAAATATTTCGAGTATGCGTCATCGAAGGGCAGGCTTGTTATAAACTCACCAGTCTGCAACTACGTCAAAAATTTGATTACTGGTCGTAATTTTCAAATTAATGGCGGAACCGCTCAGAACTGTGGCCCGGATTTTATTCGTCTGGTGAGCGATGCGGACGTAACCGGAATGACCATGACGGACATGGACAGCGCGTCAGGGTCGCATATTTACGTAGTCGGGCTGGGGTGTCGGGTTTCGTACAACAGTATTGACTGCTCAGGGACAACCACAGACGGTGAGGCAGCGATAGAAATCGGCGCTGGTGCGACGGATGCGCGTACCGTTGGAAACCTGTTCACGGGCTCACGTCAGTACGGGGTCAAGCTGGACAACACTACTGCGAAAAACTGGACGTTTGATAATGCAGTGGTGAACGGCGGAAGCTACGGTGCGGTGCTGAGTTCTGGCCCTAACAGGTATACCGTGTCATCGCCCAACTCAGCCGGACTGGGAGCAGGCAGTTTCAATTCCGGTGTTGTTGCAGTAGCTGCTGGCAGCACCGGTTCGATCTCAGTGCTGGGCGGCGCATCCAAACTGTCCGTTCGGGCAATGATTGATAGCACCCGTGTTGCGGCCTGTAGCATTTTTTCTGATGCAGCGATTGCTGCGCTATCCCTGACAGACAACATAAACAGCTCTGGTGGCGTAGCGTTCAGTGCGGATGCGTCTGCTGCAGTGGTCGGTGATGGAAAAGTATACGTCAGCAAGTCTGGCGCAAATATTAACTTCATGAACTACACAAATTCATCAGTAGTGATTTACGTTACGCTGATGAGCAGCTATTAAGGTGGAGATATGCCGACAGTACAATTTTCAGATGTGGAGCCGGGGACCAGGCTGTCTCTGGCTGGCGGAGTTTTTCTGGTGACAGGAAAAGAGGTTGACGGCGATAGCTGTAACCTGACTGGCGAATATACCACCCCGGACGGGGCGGTATTTCCTCAGACGTTTTACGGTCTGGTGTTGAGTGAGGCTAATTTAGCTGAGTAACCGTCACCGCTGGTCGCATTGTTGAGCATCACCAAATTGAAGGGGCGTGAATTTCGTTGACGGGTTTATCGTTGATGGAGGGTTTATTACTAATACGCGCTGGTTCAGCAATGGTGAAGACGAAGTGCAGTTGATTGAAGAAAAATATGAGTTAATCTGAAGACCCCGCAGTAATGGCGGGGTCTTGATCTATTCTGGGCGCGTAATCAAAATTAATCATCCTGTGCAACCTGTACAGGCGTTATCGAAACATAAGAGGTAATAAAATGTTTAATAATTGTATTGTAAAAGACATGGTTATTTCTGGAAAACCAGAGCGCCCCCTGTATTCGGGTGGGACTGTAACTGCTTACAACCCTGAGACCTATGGTATGAAAGTGAAAGAAGACCATCCCGAGTCGTCATGGGGAAATATTGGAAAGCCTGTTTTTGGTGCTGATAAGTAATTCGATGTTTTTATGTATGCTACCAGAATAATCTGGTAGCATATATCAAGCAAGTGGAAATTGAATTACGCACGTAAAATCATTACATTTTCAACAGATAGCCCATATACTGAACAACTTTCTATTCCAGCTCTTAAAAATTTTTTCGGTGGCATTGAAGCGAACTTTCTCAAAGACTGATCTATTATGCTAGTGCCTAATGGCGTACAATCAGAAGAGTCAAAAGAAGTAATTCCAATATCTGAGATTTCTTTTGAAATATCACTTTTGATTTCATTTTTATCAAGGGCGTTGTAGTTATCTAAAACGATAATTAATTTCCAAGTATCACCCTGCTTCCACCAGCACAAGAATGTGATGTTGTATTTTAAATCCAACTTTTCAGTAAGTTTTTCTGCATCAGTGCATTCAATTTCACTTATGCTCTTTTTCATTTTTAGCCCCATGAGTTATTGCTGTATTGATATTTACATAAAGTTACATTAAGTAACAGATATTATGTAGACCATTATTTTTGTTTCCGCAAAGGTTTTGCATAAAAATTAACAATCAGAAGCAGAGCGAACCCGCACCGGTTTAGCCGCGGCGAGAGAGCAGGGGCGTATTGGCGGCCGTCGGCGTGTTATGACCCCTGGTGTCGTCGAGCGGGCGCGCCGTATGCTGGAGAACGGAGCAACCCGGCAGCAGGTAGCCGATGTGACAGGCGTGGACGTGAAAACAATCTACAAGTACCTCCCGGCGACTTGAAGGCAAAGATTTCACTACTTTTCCTGATATGTTACGTTTGGCTTAATTAATTCATTCAGCTTTGAAAACAGTTTGGTTTGTTCGTGAACGGTAAGAAAACAATAAGTTTTGAGCAATTTTTAACTATTAACAGCAATCTTGTTTCCATCTCAGATACATGGGCTGACTTGTGGGCGTTAATTTTTCACACGGGTTTAAGCGCTGGAAGGCTGCTGAGTATTCGATATGATGATATTGATGGTGACTTGATACTGATACGAAAACAGGGTCACCTGAAGGAGCTACGTGTTAAATCAACCCCTCCAGTGGAGGCGATGATTGCTCGTAGAAGAGAACGCTATCCAGAAGATGTTTATTTATTTCAGAGTCATTCTAACCGTGTGAAGTACCATCGCCGGCCGGTCACTATAATTGCTTTCAACGCCGCTTTACGTCGCGCCGCTAGATCATTACCAGACGTTAACGTAAGCAGTAGTAGCGCGAGAAACATACCGGACTAACCGCCTGTCCATTAGCGTGTGGCCGATGTGACAGGCGTGGGGGTGAAGACTATTTACAAATATTTGCCAGTACAATACGGCGATAAAAAATCCCCTTGAGCAGGCACACTCAAGGGGAAAATACTACATAACATCATTGCTGTGTGCGTCTTCGCACACCCCTATCTTCTAAGAAGGCGCCCAAAGCTTCCAGATATTTCTGGTCTGAGCAGTTAAAACATTGGATCGGCGGCCTATGTGATAGGAGGGGGTGAAGACGATTTATAAATATTTTCC